CCCAGCAAGACTATTAACACCCTGGGTCTTTGTGTCGACATTGCCCCATCCGCGAAACGGGTCTGGAATCTCGGAAAAGATTTGCTGCCGAGACATCGCCGCCGCTCGATAACTTGCAATCTTGGCTTGCTTTTCGGACAGAAGCTTAGCCGATTGAGCCTCTGCCGCTGCCTGGGCTTTCGCCGCCTCTGCCGCTACTCTTTCGGATTCGGCAAGCCTTCGGTTAGCCTCTGCCGCTCGATCGGCATAAATCGCCGCTACGCCGTGTTTCTTGGCTAGCGTGTCGATAGCTGCGTTGTACTGAGCCGCCGTAATCCCATTTTGAGCAAACGCCCTGTCAAGAACAGCAACATCCTTGGCCATCTTTTGGAATGGCGTTTCACTGGCCTTGATCGTCCGAGTTAAAAACGACAATTCGTTTCGCAGAAACTCGCTTCCATCGGCTTTGAATCCGACTTTTAGATTCGCGACATTGATCGTCTGCGCCATAGCTACTTGCCTCCGAATCCGAACATAGATTTTACTTGGCTTGCCATCGCCTTACAGGATTCCGCCGACTGCTTGAGAATCGACGCTGCGCTAACCTTGGGCCTGTAGAATCGATCCGGCATGAAATCCGATGCGTCAGGCGGTTCCTCATCGGCGCGTGCGTAGAGGGGCAGATAGAGGGCTTCCAAGAGCTTTGCGGTTTGCATCCAGCGTTCCCCCATTGGTTCCACCATGTCCCACGCTAGCCACTGATTAAGAGCCCCAGCGGGTAGACTTTGCATCCACGCCGCCGGATCCTGGATTCCCCATTTCAGGCAGAGCCTAAACGCCACTTTTAGGCGTCGGCTCTTTCTGATTTTTTTGCAAGGGCCTCGATTTCGCCCTGGTCGTACTGATTGATTTTGCAGCACTGATCGTAAAGGGGCCCAACAACCGACCTGGGAAGGTCTCGCAGCACGTTAGGATCCGTTACAACCCGCTGCCCGGCTTCGTCTCGCAGGCAGTAGGCAACCATAACCCGCCGATGTGCTGTCCAGTCATAGCCCTTTTTGGTCTGCAGTTCAACCTCCATGTTCGCCGCATCCGATTCGGACAGCTCATGGATGTAGTATTGCTTGCCCTTGACCGTGACCGGCTCGACGGCCAAATCACGCTTAGCCAGTGCAAGGAAATCGTCTTGGCTACTCATCGTCCTCTTCGTCCTTTGCTTGTGCGATTGCTTCAAGTGCTGCCTTAACGAATGTACGCGAAACTTGCTCGGGCGGCTGAACCTTAGCTGGGTAGCCTTGGATAGCTTCGAGTTGCATTTCGAGCGAAGCAATTTCTTCGGCTGTCAGGGCATCATGCGGAAATTCAAATATCGCTTGAATTTGAGGCGATTCACCAAACGGCAAATAACCAACAAGCTTACCGCCAACGCGGATCTGGCACTGATTCAAATCCCGCTCGATCCCGGTAGCCAACGATATTCCGCGCTGGCGATTCAATTCAAAAACCATCTTCGATCATTCCTTACGCAGGAGTAAATGTAACGTCAGTGGCACCGTCGAATTGCAGTTTGTAGCTGCCCCTCATGACTTCGCCCTTGGCAAGCTTTGGCGTTTTGACTTCCTTGACGAAAGCAGTCCCCTGGAACGATCCGGCCCCCGGGAGGGTGACCGTAACGGAAATTCCAGCGTAAGGCTCCGAGGTTGGAATCATCGCGGTAGTGATCGGAATAGCCGCTCCGAGCCAGTTAAACACAACGTCAACCTCTGGATTCTTGCGAAGGTCTGAAGGCCGAAGGGCTTCAAAGCCGGTTGTGTCCAGGCTCGTAATGTCGAGCGTATCGACGCTGATCGTCATTTCGCCGATCGAAACAACCTGAGTAGTAATCAATCCGGTCCCCGAAATGGTCGCTCCGAGTCCGGTATCTGCAACTGTTAACGCTGCCATGTTTAAGGCTCCTTGTAATGGACAAGCATATCAAACGAAACTATGTACCTGTGCTCTTGATTGCCGTCTGTTGGCGGCTCTTGCATGTATTGATCGGCGTCGAATTTGATTCCGCAAAAAGTGTGCGAACTGACAACGCCCCGAAAGGCATCGATTCCAGTGTCTCTAATTGCTCGACTGATCGCGCTTGCTGTCGTTCGCGTCAGTGCGTAGCATTCAATGATGAATCGCGCTTCGGCAAGTTTGCTCATTCCCTGCAAGTGATCTTCTCGTTCGGTCGATGTGACGTAGTAAACCACCGCCGGAAGCGTTGCGTTTTGAACCAATGCGTCAGGGTACATACGTTGCCCGATGAGCGTAGATACTGCCGAGTAGCTAAGTAGCTTGGTTCGCAATGCTTCGCCGATAGCCGACATTTACAGCTCCCCGCTCACAATGCTGATCGTCCTTGCTGCCGCTTCGCTTGACCCACTGACAACCTTGAGGAATCGCACCCCGGCCATCACTTCGGTATTAAGCGAAACGTACCTCGACGCCGCAACAGTCACCGCGTATTCCGTCGATCCGTTGTACAAGGCGAAAAAGTTATCGCCATCGGTCGAGGCCTGGAACTTGAATTCGGTCCCGGTTAGCGTCGCTGGCGTCCTGAGTGCAAGCACCGTTCGACCGCCCTCGATGGTAATTGCCGTCGATACGGTCCCGCTCGATGCAATCGTGACTGTCCCGGTCAATGAAAGGTTTTTAGCCAATTCGTAGCTCCTTTACTTCCTTTTGCAGTTGATCGACAAAAGCCGCTTCGGCAGTTCCCGAGGTTTGGCGGTAAGCCCGCATGGGTGCGCGTTGTTCTTTAGGGAATGTCGCGACCGTCGCTTTCGATCGGTTGATTCGGGTGTATTGCCGACCGGATCGGCCCGTATAAATCACAGGCGATCCAGGCTTGCCCCAATGGTATCGCGTGTAGCTTTCGCCTTTGCGGTATGGCATGACGAATTGCTGTTTGTTGCCCTTGGGGTAGGTCGCTCCAATGACAACGCCGACGCCGCCCTTGAATACCTTGTGGTTGAAATGCTGTCGCGAATCGTTTTGGAACGCTGCGTTATTCTTGAATTTCTTGGACCACTTTAGCCGCGATCCGGTAGCCCTCGAGGATTGAGCATGCCCCTGGCAAGCCGCCGCAACAGGCTTTGCAAAGGCCCCAAGGCATCGACCGAATGGAGCGTTGCGAAGCATCAACGGGATTTGGCCGATCTGCTTGATAAGATTCTCGTTGATTTCGATTGTGGTACTCATGGCAACACCGCCGCGCAGATTATGTCGATGTAGTTTCGCAAGCCGTCGACCATGTTTACCGCCGTGATGCCGTAGGTTTCGCCATGGTAAACAATCCGCATTTGAACCGTGTATCCCGATCGGTATCTGACCCGAAAAACCGCCCTCGTGCCTGCCTCAAGTTGCCTGCCCCTCATCGATTCGATTCCAGCCGTCGGCGTGAACTGGCAAGGCTCATCGACAACGTAAGGCGTCCAGGAAACAATAGGCTGGCCCGCTGCGTCGACCGTCTCTGTCGGTTGCTGAATTGTGCATCTGTGGCGCAAGGCCCCGGTACGTTGGTTCTTTGGCCTCACTGCGCATACTCCCCATCGGGCATCTGGACAATGACTTCGATTTTAATCGTTACCAACTTGCCAATAGAAACCACAGGCTCCCACGAGCGAACGCGAAACACTCTGCCATCCTCGCAGGTCAAGCCTACGCGAGGGATTTTGATTGCTGCGTTAGTCTGATCGAGCGAATTGGTTTCTTCTTGTGTTTTTTTCATGGGTAGCTACTCCGCATAAATCGCCGAACAAGCATTTCGTAAGGTCGCATGGTTTGCATCGCGTCGGACATAAGCATGTCTCGATTTTCAAAGTAGTGAGCCGCAAGCATCAAGATAGCCGCCCTAGCCGCCTCTGGTACGCTCTGCCCGTCTTGCGAATGCCCCGCTTTGTAAGTGACCGTCCAGGCATCCCAACGCGATACGGTCGCCGGTAGCGTCACTAGGTAAGCCAGCCGGATTTCGTCAACGTGCAATTGGTACTGGTTGGCCGCTAGCGTCTGGAGTGCATTGAGCCCATCGTAATATTGAATCGAGGTTATCGAGTGAATCGGGCTTCGCGGTAGCTTAAATCCGTCGGCCCAGTAAGGCACTCGCACACGCAAGGTCTGGAAGCATGTCACGCTGTCGGTATCGTGCTCCCATTGCTCTCTAGCCGCCCCGATTAGAGCGGTAAGGTGCGTGTCATGGCTTGTGTCGCTGCTTGCGATTTCGAGTTGTTTCTTGACCTCGCTGAGCGTCACCGGCTCGGCTGTTGGCTTCGTCACTACTTCGGGTTTCAATCGCACTTGCAACACCCCTTTGAATCAAAATCAACGCCACGCCATCGGAGAGACTTTCCAGCCTTGAACCAGCCGGAAAGCCTCTCCACATTGTCAACAGCTCGACGATCACTAGATCACCAAGCAAACATCGCCATCGGCAACACCCGCCGAGGTCGTCGGAGGCAATTTGCCGTAACCGAGGACAGCGACGCCCGCGATGAAACCACCGTTAGAGCCATCGCCAAAGGTCGCGACAACCTTCAAGAACGGCTCCCGGCCCCTCATGTCGACCATGAAAGCACAAGTCTGTCCGTCGTCGGTCGCACTTGGCAAGGCAAGCGTAGCCCCGTTGTAGCCCGTTCCAGCCGCGAAGGTCGCGCCCGTAATGTCGGCATAAACGCCGCCACTGGTGGAGCTTTGCTGGAGCTTCAACGCTGTCATCGCAATGTCGGTTGCTCCGAGTTGAAGCACGATCAAAGCGAAGTCGAAACCTCGGCAGTCGATAACGTCAGCCGTCACCGTCGCGTTATCGACGATTGCCGCTGGCTTGATTGCCGGAACACATTTCACATAATGCAAAGGATTCACAAGTCACCTACTTTCTTTTGTTGGGTTGGGTTAGGAGGCCGAAACCAATTGGAGGATTGGCCCTGGGTTGCTTGCATCGCCGCGCTCGTGGACGTTGTAATCCCATCGCATGGTAGAGCGGAAGCCAATTTCGTCGGTCTCGAAGTACCGCGAAACGTCGCCGACCAGCTCGAAATTGCGACGCAATCCGAGAGTGGAGGCCATTCGCAGATCCCCGAAGTAGCCAAACTTGGTCGATGCCCCGATGGTCTTTGGCAAGACCTCAGAGAATACCACTGGATAGCCGAGGAACTGAGTTACCGGCCCTTGCCCGAGGTCTTCCTTGTTGTTACCGCCGAGGGCCAATTGAAGGCGACCCATGACGTTTGACCAAACAGGCTTTGACACAAACCAGACCGGATTGATCCCAGGAAAGGCCGGGAGTTTGCCAAGAGCTTCTTGGAACATCGCAATCGTGATCGTTGCCGCCGTGTTTTGTCCGGTTGCTGCCGTAACAACCGATCCTGCTGCCAGTGCATTGGCAAGGCCAACGACGCCATGATAAGCCCCGGTTCCATCGCCAAGGAAACCAGCTTCGTCGGCTGCCAAGGCGTGAGCCAAAGCCGCTTCGGTTGCGATCTCTTCGGCCATCGAGATTGTCGATTCTTCGCTCAATTCGCTGGAGACCTTGGTAAGCGTTCCCCACTTGCGAGCGACGAGGTTTAACGGCCCGTAGGTCGCTTGGGATTGGGTAAATTCCTTGGTTTCGCCAACAGGATAAGCAACCATCCCGGTCAAGCGTCGCGAAGTCGTCAGGGTGTCCGAAACCATGTTGCGAACGAAGGCGTAGCGCGGAATGACGCCGTACTGGACAACCAGCCGAATGACGCCAGCGACAAACTCAGGGGGGACCAAAACACCGGCCCCGGTTGGGTCGTTGGTTTGGAGCGTGTTTCGTACGCCGTGATCCTTGCACCATTGCCGAGCCGATTCGCTGCCGAAATGGGCCTGGAAGAACTTGCCGACGCGGAAGGCTTCGGCTTCGCCATCTGGCCCGGTGAACACCGCCAGGGGCTTGGTTGCCCGAGCCGTTGCAGGG